TTCTATATTATCTGAAAGTACAAGATAAAGTCAGGGAAAAAGATATTCAATTCACTACTCAACCATCTTTCTTTTCAAAAAAACAAGAAGATATAATAATTAAACCAAAACCTATTATTGAAGATGATGGAGATCAATACAGAATTTGGTTTGCTGGCGGAATGCCCATGTTTATTTATCGTGATCGTGAAGAGGATATGAAAAGAGTTGTAGAAAGCAAAGGTTACACATATAGGAGGCTTGTTTCTTTTTACTATCATCCTCTTAAAAGAGAAAAAAATCTTTTAGATATTAAACAAGAGGAATTGGATGAAGTTAATAAAAATGCCTAATATAAAAAAACATGGATTAAGTGGACATCCTATTTATCAGGTATGGTATGGAATGAATAGAAGATGTTATAATAAAAATTGTTATAGTTATCGTAATTATGGTGGTAGAGGAATTTCTGTTTGTGATGAATGGAGAAATAATGTAAAAATTTTTGCTGATTGGGCTTTTAAAAATGGGTATAAAAAAGAATTACAAATAGATCGCATAGATAATTACGGTAATTACGAACCATCTAATTGTAGATTTGTTACAAATAAAAAAAATTCTAGAAATAGGAGAACAAACCATTTAGTTACTTATAAAGGAAAAACTCAATGTATTTCTGCTTGGGCAGATGAATTAAATCTTCCTTATAAAACTATTAGAAATAGAATTGGTAAAAATAAATGGTCTGCTAAAAGGGCTTTTACTCAACCAATACAAATACATAAAACGAGAAATTATATGCGTGAATTTAGAATTGTAGATGGAATAGAAGAACAGAAATGTGGAACTTGTGGTGTTTGGAAAAAAGCCACCACTGAATGTTTTTATAAAAAAACAAGACTACCAAGGGGAATATCACCACATTGTATTCTATGTTCAAAAATATATAATAATAAACAAAATAAAAAAAGAGATAGATCAAAAGAAATAAAGAAAAGACAACTGGAACGGAAAAGACTTATCTCAAAAAATTTAGAATGCTATTGCACTAAATGTGAAAGGATTCATTATAAAAATTTAGATTGTTTATGGACTGGGAAACTGCCAGCATATTTTATTTGTGATAAATGTAAATCAAAGGAGATTTAAATTGAAAACAACCAAAACGGAACTACTATCTATTCTTAATAAACTAAAACCAGGACTTGCTAAAAAAGATTTAGTAGAACAAATGACTCATTATATTTTTGATGGTGAAACTATTAGAACCTATAATGATCATATCTGCATTCAAATTCCATTTAAAACTAATTTTAAATGTAGTGTTCGAGCAAACAGCCTCTTGAAGCTGATTGATAAAATTAAAAGTGAAGATATTATTTTGAAAGTAAAAGATAATGAATTTCTTTTGACAACAAAAAAAGGAACACAGAAAGCAGGGTTTACTTTAATTGAAGATGATTCTGAAGTTCAGGAATTAATTGATAACTTGGAATCTGCACTTAAAGAAAATAAGTGGAAAGCTATTCCAGAAGGGTTTATCGAAGGGGTAAGCCTATGTATGTTCTCTACATCAAACAATGAGTCTGACGGCACTCTTACTTGCTTATATGCCAAAAAAAATAGTATTGTCTCAACAGATCGTTACAGAATTTCACGATTTAAAATGAAGGGTAGAATAAAGAAGCTTTTTCTAAAATCTTCATCTGCAATGGAGTTAATTAGAATCCCTGGCATAACTAAATATTGTATAGAACAAGGATGGGTTTGTTTTAAAACTGATGATGATTTGATATTCAGTTGCAGGATTTATGAAGGTGATTATCCTGATGCTGAATCTATTATTGATCAGGGAATAGAAGGTGTAACTGTTACTCTTCCTGATGAACTACAAGAAGCTTTAGATACAGTATCAATTTTAATTGATGAAGATGATTTACTTAGAAAATATGTGAAGATAACTTTAAGTAAAGGTAAGATTATATGCTCAAGACAGAAACAAAGAGGATGGATAACTGAAACAATTAAAGCTGATATTGATATTGAAGAAGAGGTTTCAATTATAATTAATCCCTTATTTTTAAATCAAATATTGAATAAGGTGAAAGAAGTTACAATCAGTAAAACTAAGGCTTTGTTTAAAACTGAAGATTTTGAACATCTCTTAATGTTGACAGAAGAAGAAGAGGAGAAATAATGTGAAAGGTTTAAAAATTGTAAATCCATTATCTTATAAAGGAACATTAGAACCTATCTCTACTGTTCTTAGAGCATTAGCAGGTCAAGAAAATTGTGATGATGAACCTTACAACCAATTAATGGTTGCAGCAGATTATATTGATGCTCTTGAATATAAAATTAGTTGGTACGAAGAAAGAATAAAAGATTTTAAACAAGAGATGAAAAAGGAGAAATAAAATGAATGGTAAAAAAGCTAAAATGATTAGAAAACAAGTTTATGGTGATCTTAGTTTAAAGATAGAAAGGCAGTATGATAATCAAAAAGCTTGGAGAAAAGAAGTCCCCTTGTTTAAGCAAGTAAATCCTTATTTACGCAAAATGAAAGCTTTGTTTGATAAATGGAATTGGAATAAACCTAAGTTAGATAAAGATGGTAAACAAAAAATTCAAATAATGATTATGGGACAATTAATAAATAGAGGACCAAGAGCAGAATATCAAAAAGCTAAAAGAGAATATAAAGGAATAATATGATGGCTCAATTATCTTTCTTTACAGGAAGAGAAGTAGCTGAACACACTAAAATGAAAAAAGAAACAAGCTGTGTTTCTTGTGGACTTTACCAAAATTGTCATTCTCCTAAAATGAATTATTCTGGAAAAGGTAGATCGAAAGTATTAATTATAGGTAATTCTCCAACTGAAGAAGAAGATAGAACTGGTAAAATATTTACGGATTCATTTTTCAAAGATAAATTAAAAAATAAAGGATTAGACCTTGAGCTTGATTTTTGGAAAATGAACGCAGTTAATTGTTATACAAAAAAACCAGATAAAAATTCTATTCAATGTTGTAGATATAAAATTCAAAAAGTAATACAAGAACTTCAACCTTTGTACATATGGATAATGGGAAACACAGCATGTGAAAGTTTTTTTGATGAATGTTTTGATAAGAACTCTATTTCAGTATGGAGAGGTTTAACTATACCAGATATAGAATTAAATACATGGCTGTTGCCCATGTTTCATCCAAATTATGTAAAAAAAGATGAAAGAAACAAAAACTTAGTTTCACAATTTGATAGGGATTTAAATTATGCTATTGATTTTATTGGCACACCTCTTTATTTTCATGAAGATTATTCAGAAAACATTGTATTGCTAACTAATTTTGATGATGTAATAAGAGTATTAAAACAAGTTGCAAATACAGTAGATGATCTTCCAATAGATCCAGAAGAAATATTCATGTATGATTATGAAACTAATGCTTTAAAGCCCTACCATCCTGGATTTAAAGTAATGTCAATCTCTTTTGCTTTTTGTGGTAAAGCTTATTCTTTCCCTTATGGTTATAGAAATTTTTGGAATAAAAATCAATTATCAAAGATAAGAGCTTATTGGAAAAAAATACAGAAATCAGTACAGATACAAAAAGCTTCACATAATTTAAAATATGAAGATGCGGTTACTACTGAATTTTTTGGTGTAAAGCCATTGGGATGGAAACAATGCACAATGATTACTGCACATCTTTTAGATAACAGAAGAAAAGGAACTTCTCTTAACTTTCAACTTTATACTAATTTTGGATTAAAGCCCTATGACAAAGAAATCAAACCCTATTTAAGAGCATCTGGTAATTCAGTTTTTAACAGAGTAGAAGAAATTCCACTAAATGATTTACTTTACTATGGTGGGATGGACAGTTATTGGGCAATGAAGTTACTGAAGAAACAAAGAGAACAGTTACAGGGGGAACCCTGGAGAGAACCATCTTTTGCTTTGTTTCATGATGGGTTAGAAGAATTTAGTAGAATACAAAAAAATGGTATTTGTTGTGATGAAGAGTATTACCATAATAAAATTGATGAAATTAAGATTGAAACGAGCAGAATTAAAAAAGAACTTTTTAAAACTAAAGAGTTTAAATTATTCAGGGAATATACAGGAAGAAGAATAAATCCTAATTCACCAATTGATATGAGAATACTCTTGTACGATGTTTTGAAAAATGATAACATCTATACAGAAAAAAATAGTTTATCAACTGATAAAGAAACCTTAGAAGATATTGACAGACAGACAACTACTGAATTTATACCAAAACTTTTAAAGCTCAGAAAGCTTGAAAAAATAGACTCTACTTATATTAAACCTTATATAAGAGATTCTATTAAAGGGAAGCTTCATCCATTTTTTGATTTAAACATGGCAAGAACTTTTCGTTCAAGTGCCAGTTCACCTAATCCCCAAAATGTACCAGTAAGAGATGAATATAGCAAGAAAGTTTGCAGGGGCGGAATAATGCCGAGTCCTGGCAATCAGATACTTGAAACAGATTATAATTCTATTGAAGTTGGTACAGGATGCTTTTACCATCAAGATCCGAAAATGATAAAATATTGTACAGACCTCACAACAGATATACATATAGATTCAGCAACAAATATTTGGAGTTTACCTAAAGGAGAAATTACAAAAATAATAAGATTCTATGCAAAGAATTGTTGGGTTTTCCCACAGTTTTATGGTTCTTATTATGTTCAATGTGCTAAAAATCTTTGGATTAACTGTATTAATTTAGAAACAACTTCTGGTGTTGTATTAAGAGATCATGTTAAATCTTTTGGTGTTACTGATTTACCTTCTTTTACTGAATTTTTAAAAGAATCAGAAAGAAAATTCTGGCAAGAGCGATTCACAGTTTACAATAAATGGAAGCAAGAGATAAACGAATACTATCAAAAGAACGGTTATATTCAATCTCACTTTGGGTTTAGATACATTGGATATATGAGCCGTAATGAAGTATCTAATTATCTGATTCAAGGTACAGCTTTTCATTTACTTTTATGGAGTCTTTGTAGAATAGCTGAAATAGGAAGAAAGGAGGGTTGGAAAACAAAGATCATAGGACAGATTCATGATTCAATTCTTTTTGATTTAGTTCCAGAAGAAAGAGAACACGTTATGAAAACTGTTAACTACATAAGTACAGAGAAAATCAGAGAAGAATTTAAATGGATAAATATCCCCTTGGGAATTGAATATGAAATTACTCCTATTGACAGACCCTGGAGTGAAAAAACAGAAATTAAATTAGGAGAATAAAATGAAAGTATATTGTGTAGGACAATTATTATCAAAAAGAAAACGTACAAATTGGCAAATTATAGGAGTATTTTCAATTAAAGAAAAAGCTTTAGAAGTTTGTAGAACAGAAAACCATTTTATAGGTCCTTTAACTTTAGATCATGATTTAGGTGATAATTTAGTTTCTTGGGAAGGGGCTTACTATCCACTTATAGAAAATGATCCACTTATAGAAAAAGGAGAATAAAATGACTTTTTTAAAAAAGTATAAACCGAAAATGTTAAGTAAGATAAAAAAAGAAACTCTTTATGGAGTTGGTATTCCTCCAAGTAATATGTATGGCCCTTTTGATACCATTGAAAAGGCTTTAGAAGTAGTACCAAGATACCAAAATATAGTTGTTTACGATATGGGAACAAGAGATGTTATTTATGCTTGGGATATGAATAATTCAGAATGGGTTTTAGAAAAGAAGTGGGAGGGAAAATAATGGAAAAAGTATTCTGTAAAGACTGTATTTTCTTTGATGGTAAATTTCAAACTCCATATATGGTGTTAGAAAGACTTAACGTAAAAGAATTAGTACAAGCAGATTGTACTCACTATTTAAACATTAAAAAAGAAATTATTAAAGAAACTTGGTATGAACAAGAAATAGTACATAAATATATTAAAGAACCACGAGAATTAAATAAAAATAATGATTGTAAATATTATGATTCAAAGGAGAAATAATGTCATTACATACAAATTATAGACCACAAACTCTTGATGAAATTCAGGGCAATGAACCATTAGTTGAAAGTTTAAAAACACAACTGGCTAAAGGTAATAAAATGCCGCAGTGTTTTCTTTTCACTGGACCATCTGGATGTGGCAAAACAACAATAGCCAGAATAATTAAAAATGAATTGAATGTGTCTAATATGGATTTTATTCATCATAACGCATCTGCAAAAGGAGAAAGGGGGATTGATGTAGTACACCAAGTAGCCCAAACTTGTAGGCTTGCTTCTTCAAGTGGTGGTAGAAAGATTTATATGTTTGAAGAAGCACATCAATTAACTGGTGCTGCTGGTGAAAGTTTTCTTGATTTGATAGAAGAACCGCCCAAGCATGTTGTATTCATCTTTTGTACTACTAATCCTGAAAAACTCAAGACTACATTTAAAAGGAGGTGTCTTGTTCTTGAAGTGAAACCATTAATCTCAAAACATCTTATTAGAATCTTAAAAGATGTAGCAGAAAAAGAAAAAAAAGAAGTATCTGTAAAAGTATTGAAAGAGATTATTAATTTAAGTAACGGTTCACCAGGAGAAGCTCTTTCAAAATTAGAACTTGTTATAGATATAAACGATGATGAAACCGCCATTCAAACGCTGTCAGATGCTTCTCACAGCGAAACTGAGATCAAGTCTATATGCCAACTGCTTTGTAACTTTAAAGAGAAGAACAGTACTCGGTGGAGTCAGATGCAAAAGTTATTGAAAAATGTGTCTAGTGAACCTGAATCTATTCGTTATGCTATTGCTGGTTATATAGGAGCGGTGATGTTATCAGATAATATGAATCCCAATATTCCAATAGTAGCTGCTTGCTTCTGTGACTCATTTATTTATGGTGGAAAGCTCAGTTTATATTTATCTTGTTATCATGCTATTCACGATTGCGAATAGGAACAATTTTTTAGAGATTTTAAAAAATCATGTTATAATTAAAGTAAAAGGGAAAATAAAATGATTAAATATGATGTAAAAATTAATCGTAACAAATTAGACATTGAATGGAGTAACTTACCTTTTGAAATAGATGAACTTTCAAAAATAGCTGATATTGGACAGGATGAATTAGATAGACTGAAGTTAGACCTTGAAATTAAAGAGGCTGAACTTCATCATAAAATTTCTCAAAACCCTGAAGAATATACAGGAGGTAAAAGCACAGTAGATGCAATCAAGAACGCAATAATAAGAAATGAAGAAAGGATAGAATTATGTAAAAAATATTTAGACAAAAAAGAAGAGATAACAATTATTAGAACAGCAATTACTTCTCTTGACAGGAAAGCCAGATCATTAAAGTATTTAACTGAATTATGGATTAGAAACTATTTTTCAGAACCAAGTTTATCTGATGAAGCAGAAAAAATATTAGGAGAAAAAGAAAGGAAACGTGTATCAGATAAAATAAAAAAGAAGTTAAACAGGCCAAAATAATGGAACTATTTCATACAATGATGATCATTTTTGCCATATTGTTTTTTACCCCAATTATTATATGGTTAGTAGTTAGACTTATTACAGTTGCTATTTTACTTTCAATAGCAGAACACAAACAAAAACAAATGAAGGAGTATCAAGATGAATTTCAGGGACAAATATCAAAAAAAGAAGACCAAGATAAAAGAAGCTAGTCAAAGAAGTGAAGAGAAAAGCAAAAGCAGTGGAAATGCAGGAGGAAGTATTTTTAAGAAAGAACTTATTCCAGATGGTATTTCATTTTGGAGACCAACAAAGGGTGATCATATTATTGATATTCTTCCTATTCCTCTTGGCACAGATGATTATTGGGACAAGAAACTTAAAAAAGGTGATTTTGTAGATAGTCTGCAATTTTTTATTTATCGTTTTGTTGGCCCTCTTGGAGAAAATTTTATCAGTCCAGGTGATAACTATCAACAACGTGACCCGATTAAAGAATGGATTTCAAAGGAATTCAGGTCAAAAGCAGTGTATAATGCGACCAGATCAAAAGATTATAGAATTTATCTTATTTGGTGTCATGATACTCCTGAAGAAGAAAAGAAAGGTGTTCAAATTTGGGAAGTAGCTTCCCACTTTATGCAAAAAGCTTTAGATAAACTGAAAGTAAACCCTCGTGGTGGTGGGATTCTTGATTATTGGGATCCAGATGAAGGCAAAAGTGTTATGTTCAGTTTTGATGATTCTGGTACGTATGAAGATCCTAATGGGGTTTCAAGAAAAAGTACTGAATATTCAGGGCATAGATTTATTGATAGAGAAGAGCCTATTCCTGAAAAAATTCTCAGTCAGATTTTCGAAGTTGATACTTGCTTGATTCTTCATCCAACATATGAAGAAATTTATGAAGCTTTTTATCAAACACCACTTAAAAGTGATAAAGATAAAAAAGCAGAAGAAGTAGAAGATAAAGAGATCGAAGAAGAAGAAGAGGTTGAAGAAGAGGTTGAAGAAGAAGAAGAGGTTGAAGAAGAGGTTGAAGAAGAAGAAGAGGTTGAAGAAGAGGTTGAAGAGAAACCAAAAAAGTCAAAGAAAAAGAAAGCAATTGAAGTGAAGAAAGCAAAGAAAAAAGCAAAAAGTGGTTGCCCGCATGGGTATGAATTTGGGGTAGATTTTGAAACAAAAGAAAAATGTGAAAAGTGTGAAGGAGATATTTGGGATAAGTGTTTTGAAAAGAATGAAGAGTTAGAAGAAGATTAATTTTTTAATGGGGATGGATTTAATTATCCATCCCCTAAAAGGTTTTAATATGGTTAAATTAAAAAAATCAAATCTTGTTAAAGCAACAGCACAACAGATAAAAGATGTAGCTAAAACGAAAGATTCAAAATCTAATGCAGGTTTTGAATTTATTTCTTCTGGCAGTACTATGTTAAATCTTGGATTGTCTGATAAAGTAAATGGCGGTTGGTGTACGGGTAAAGTAGCTAATCTTATAGGTGATAGTTCTGCTGGTAAATCATTTTTAGCTTGGACTATGTTCGCTGAAATTTGCAGAAATCCAATATTTGATCTTTACGATCTTTTTTATGATGATACTGAATATGCAAATGAGTTTGATATTCCTTATTTGTTTGGAAGTAAAACTAAGAAAAGAGTGGATTGTGAGAGTTACAAATCAGATACAATACAAAAATGGTACACTTCTATATTGAAATTAATTGCTAAAGGTGATCCATTTATATATGTTCTTGATTCTTTTGATGGTCTTAATTCAGATGAAGAAAAAGCAAGAACTAAAAAGATGCTAACAAAAAAGGAAGGAACAGAAATAGAAGGAAGTTACAAAACAGAGAAAGCAAGATTGGCAAGTGAAGTATTTAGAAATATAACGGAAGCCCTTTCTAAAACATCCTCAATGCTTCTTGTTATTTCTCAAACAAGGGATAACATAGGTGTTACTTTTGGAAGCAAGAAAACAAGAAGTGGTGGAAAGGCTTTGAAGTTTTATTCCACTTATGAAGTTTGGTTAGCAGTCAGTGGAGCCATAAAAAAAGAATCTACTAAAATTAAACGAACAGTTGGAAATGATATTATTGCCAAAGTCAGTAAGAATAAAATAACTGGAAAACAAAGAATAGTTTCTTTTCCTATTTATTATGATTTTGGTGTTGATGATATTACTTCTTGTATTAATTTTCTGAAAGAAACAGATACTTGGAAAAAGGTAACAGGGAAAGGGTGGAGAACAGGAATAGAAAAACTTGATGGGATTGGCACTCTACCTGAAATAATACGAGTAATTGAAAATGAAAACTTAGAAGATGAAGTTAAAAATATTGTTCAGGATGTTTGGCTTAAAATTGAAAATGGGGTAAAGACTGAAAGGAAAAGGCGTTATGAGTAATAAAATTAGTTGTGGAATTGGAAGAACTTTACAAACTGAACCCTATGAATTTATACGAGTTGATATTAGGATTGAAATGGACAAACCAGATGATTATTCAGAAAAAAGGTTAGCAAAAGAAACAGAAAAATTATCTAAGTTTGTGGAAAATTCTCTTACTAAAATAACAGATAGGTTAATGAATGAAGATGATGATATTCCATTTTAATAGGAAAATATAATGATACTAATTTTTGATTCTATGGCATTGCTTCATTCAATTAAATTTGCCATACAAAAAAATAATACACAATTAAACAATGAAGAGGATATTAGAACAGAGATCATATTCTTGTTTATGAATGCTTTGTTCGCTTACGGAGGAGGTGAAAATAAAGATAGAGAAGTACAATCTTTATGGTTTACATGGGATTCAAAAAAATCATTTAGAAAAGCTTTGTTTGATGGATACAAAAAGAAAGATTTGCAAGAACTAATAAAAGAAGAGAAAAAATTTAACTATCATTTTTGGAAACAGGCAAAAATTATCAGAACTGAAATAATACCAGAATTAGGTTTTCAAAATAACTTTATACAAACTGGTTTAGAAGCAGATGATAT